GCATGATCAATGTAACCATAATGGACGGCTTCGGAAATAGCTGCGAACTTGACGATGTGATTGTCGTTCACAACCGTAATGAATGTATAAAGTACTTCGGTGTGTTGCGATTTGAAAACATGCAGTTTATTATTTCAGACCTGAGTGGCGGCTGGCATCAATTGCCGCCTCTAAAACATCAGACGCTTGAAAGGTTGTGCCCTCTTGCCACATGTCCGCATATAGAAAAGGAACTGGGCCGTGTCGAAGTGGAAAAGCCAGAAGAGTTCGACAAAATACTTAATCTAATAAACCAATGCTAAAAACTGTATGAGACGCTTTTTGATTACATCAGCAAAATTTCAAGGCACTGCCGAAGTGCTCTATAATGATGATGGCAGGCTATGCACAATAGATATACGTGGTTCAGAGATGAATGATGAAACAATAGCGGCATTTAAAAGAGCTGTGCCGGTTTATGTTTATTCACTTGAAAAGTCATTCGGAGAAGGCTCTGTGGTAGTAGAGAGCGATTATGAAGTAAGCTTTGATGATTTTATAAGGGAGTATCCATATAAAAGAAATACTCACCTGGCCCGTGAATATTGGCATCAAAAGATGAACAAGGCCGACCAGGTGAAAGCATTTTTTGCAGCTATTGACTATAGGAAATATTGTGATAGGGAAGCGACCTGGTACAAGCCAAAAATTGCCGAAGGTTGGCTACGCAAAAAGGAATTTTTGAACGATTGGAAAAACGCAGGAATATGAAAGAAGCAAGCTCCGCACAGATAAAAGCCATCAACGCAATATTTGCAAAGCGCAAAATGATGGATGATAAACCAAGTCTCATAGCGGCGTTTACGTATGGCCGGACAGAGCACAGCAGCGAACTATATTTCGAGGAAGCTCACCAACTCCTGCAGGAGCTCATAGGCAAACAGCAAAATAGCGGCATGCTAAGAAAGTTATTCGCAATGGCAATAGAAATAAATTGGTGCCCGGTTAAAAGCGAAGTGTTGGAAAATGGCTCAATAAAAAAAGGCCGAAGCTACGATGCTGTGCATACATGGGTGTTAAAATCCGGTTACCTGCATAAGCCGCTAAATAAATACACCTATAATGAACTGCCTAAGCTGGTAACACAGTTTGAAATTGGCCCATATAAATACTATCTTGACAAACAATAATTACAAGCACCAAAAAAACTATTATGAAACTTTATTTGACTTTTTTAAGCCTTTCATTCGTATTATTATCATGCGCACCGACGAAACACTATGTTTATAGCTTCACGATGAGAAAGCCAACTGTGAGCGACAAGCTGATTTATGACAACGATACAATGAACATTTCTTTTTCCGTTCGTACAAAAACTATCTCGTTTACTATTGTGAACAAGACAGAGGACGGAATAAAAATAAATTGGGATGAGGTTTCGTTTTCTGTGGGCACCAAAACTTACCGGGTTGTGCACAGTCAGACAGGAGCTATTAGAGTCCATGAAGTACAACCACCGACAACTATACCACCGCATGCAACTATGAAGGACTTTATTGCACCATCCGGTAATGTATATTTTGATACGGAATTTTTCACAAATGCCCCTGTAGTTAAGCTAAAAGAAATATTTCCGGCAATCGACTACGGAAAGAAGCATATTCGAGAATATATCTTATCAAGAAAAGGTAAGACCATCATCATTTTCTTACCATTCTACATGAGAGGTGCATATGTCAGCAAATACTACGAAATCTCCATCGATGATGTAAAATCAAAGAAGAAATAAAAAGTTGCTATATTTGAACTGCCAAACGATAATCATTTATGCAGTTCAATCTAACATTCCGGTTAAATTTATTCCCCCGTGAATCGGTAATCAATCCGGTTGACTCACTCACGCAAGTGATTGTCGTTTGGCACACGGGGGATATTTTATTAACTAAAAAATTGTACAATGCCAAACGACAATCACAAATTAATCCCTCTAATAAAAAGAGGCGAAACAGAGCAATGGGTTGATGCAAGAACCCTACACAGATTTCTACAAATTGGTAAAGATTTTTCCAACTGGATTAAGGATTACATTAGAGATTTCGAATTTGTTGAAGGGAGAGACTATTCGCCGTATGTGGCGAAAAGTACCGGCGGCAGGCAAGCCATTGAATACAGCATTACACTTGATATGGGAAAACACTTAGCCATGCTACAGCGTAGTGAAAGAGGCATGCGGGCCCGTCAATACTTCATCGAATGCGAGAAAGAACTCAGGCAAGTGCAGAACGCTTTACTTAGAGGCTATGATGATGTAGATCATCTGTTAAGCAAATGCGAAAATAGGGTGCATAACGGGGAAATCTACTATGCAGCGACTCAACTATTGAGGATATGCGGAAAACTTCCATGTAAAACTCCTAAATTGAAAATGATGTCTGCAAATGGCAATGCCGTGAAATTGCCTTCAGGTGCTTACGAAAAATGGTATATAAAAAAAGAATCTGCACAAGAGCTGCTCTGTATTCGCCCCGGCCACCACCTGGGCGTCGCTGTAGTAAACCTTTTATCATTTAACCACTAAATCGGACCAATATGCAAAGCTCAATTCAATATACCAATTCCGCACTTGTAATCACTATTCCGTGCGCCAATCCTGCGGCTGTCCACCTACAGCTAATGAAAAGTATAACAGCTAACGTGAAATATAGCAGCGCCTGCCAGAACAAATCGATTGAATACACAGATGAGATTTTACCTTTGTTGTCGCTTCTTGCCACGATGATACCAGGCGAGCGTGAACTGGAAAAAGCATATGATCATTAAAAGGAATGAGTATAGTTGAACCGTATCATGAAGCCTCCGAGAAACCGGAGGCTTTTTTCTTTTAGCAGATTTTTGGTAATATTGTATCCAACTATGCCACGCGGTTCGCTAACCCTTTTTAATGAAATATTCACCACCGAACCCACTCCCAAGTCCCGCAAAGGCCGGAGTGAAGATTGCAACGCCCTCCGCAATCATTGCATCATAGAAAGATACTGGTACTTTGGAAGCAATACAGGTTTAGCTTATCCACTTCTATTAAAAATAATAGCATCTCAATTCTTCATTACCGAACGAACCGTCCATAACGTGATCAGTGAAAATATAGGCGTGCTGCACCGGGTACGATCCGAACGCCCAACCAGGAAAGAGCTTGAAAAGAAATGGCCGCATCTTAGTTGGGAAAACCCTGACCTGAAATTTTATATTTAAGGCTCTGCGGCATAATCATCCTGGAAAGTTCCCTTATAAGCTATAATTCTTACTCTGAATTTGTCATCACGCAATTGTGTAATTGCATTGATGCGTACAAGCGGAATGTTCAATTCATCACCGGCATTGAAGTCCTGCAACGCGAGATATAATTTATGCTCCAGCTCAAAATATTGTAAGCCTGCCTCAGCAATCTGGACCGGTGCCGCGCTGTTAGTTGCATCGTAACCGGCAAAACCAAGTTTGAATGAAACCTGCATCTGACCATGCTGTGTTTTTTGTTGCTTTTCTTTATACTCGGTTGTTGGAAAATCGATGAGCACGCAGGGAAATTTCACCGCTGGTCTTGACTCGTACAGTTCCAATTGTCCGAGGTCGGTATCAATCCATTCTATTTCAGGTACCTCAGATTTTATATGTTCTTTTAGCGCCTGGTATATCTTTCCGAATTTACTGGTGAGTGCCATATTTAAAAGTTTTGAATGATATGATTGCGGCCAACGATTGCGAGACGCAGTGACAGATACCGGCTTTTGCCCATGAATCGCCGACGGGGGATGTTCATGCGCCTTTGATGCGCTTTGACCTGGATGCTGCCGCTGATGCTTTTTACCGTCTTCATTCGTTCCTTACCGCTCCTTGTGAACTTACCGGTTCCTGTTTTGCTACTACTGAATTTGTTTCTGCTATGCGCCGGTATCGTAACAGTGGCGAAGAAACCATCGTTATGCGCTTTCGCATAGGGTACATCATTGCCTAAGACAACCCTCAACGGCCCGGTTTCTATTATCCGGTTACCTCTGCGCAGCCGACCGGCTTTTACCAGTAAAGCCCGGTTGTTGGCCCTGCGTTGTTTTCCGGCCTTTCTGGGTGGCCATGCCTCAGCGCCGGTATCCAGCCAGTTCTGTTGAGAAAAGCGGTCTAACGAAAAATTAACGGCCTCAGCACCTACAACAGCCGGTAACCCCTTCAGCGCTTTTTCCAGGCGCTTTTCGAGCATGCTTTGAACGTTTGCCATTAATAAGTATCTTTGTACTGCCTCAGGATACTGTGCCAGATTGCATATCTGGCGGCGAGGGCCTGATGCTTTTTTATTTCAATTTGTCAACAATCGCGTACAATACTTTTTGTCCTGCCACATTTTCTTTAATCACCAAATAAAAACCGGGTAACCCCTTCACTGATGCATAATGGTATTGATTTGTTCCGCCTTTTGCATCTGCGGCGGTTCGTATATATT